CCAGAAATTGCTCCCATCGTTACGGATGGAGTGCCGAGAATGCTGACCGATCCAGTTACCGTTGTTCGGCCAGATGAATCGACAAGGATGGCTCTAAGGTTTGTCCCATCCGATCCGCCGTAAAGATTCCCATAGCTAGGAGCCGTTGCGCCAATCGTAGTGGCCGAGGAAAGCGTGACATTCAGTCGTGCCGTCCCGCCGATGGTGGTGGTGGAAAGCTGAACGGGGAGAGAGCCGATGGTGACGGAGTTGCCGACCGTGACCGTGCCAGAGATGGGGAGAGGGTTTGATGGAGTTACAGGTTTATAATCATCATCTATTGAGTCTAGTTGCACCAATCTGGCATTTACTCCAACCTGATCCATTCCATAAAACCACTGAGGCAAAGTTCCATAAGTATCTACATCAAAACCGAGGACTGGCACATTCGCCGTAACCGTGCCAGAGATGGCGGGGAGAGATGAGATGGTGACGCTGTTGTTGGTTAACTGATCATCATAATAAATGACCAGCGGGCTGGTGGTGGTGAGGCTTGCGGTGGACGCATTCAGCGTGACGCGGGTATTGACCCCGGCGCTGACGACTCCGGTAACCCCGCTGGCAAAGTTGTACATGGTGCGGCCAACGCCAGGCGCCACGACGAGCAAAAGCTGATCCTGGTCAATATTGACGCCAGAAAGGGTCAGGACGTTGGTTGCCGGGCTGTAGCTATAGTTTGAGACTACTTGTTTCATGCTTTATTTTCGCCTCTTGTCACCCCAAGGCGATGGCGTAGGCAATCCCCTCCCCCGTACTTAAGGCTCCGATGGAACTGGGACTAACGGGATCGGATCCGCTAGAGGCGTGTGTGGAAGCGTGAGGCACAACGCCGGCGGCCGTGTTGGCGATGGGCACGCCCACGGCCACACTGATGGAGGCGGGCCCGGCAATGGTGGTAACCACCGGATCGCTCATTCGGTAACCTCGCCGCTAACGGCCACGGATCCGTTGAGAAGCCTTACCCTGGTGCCGGCCGATGTGCTCAGCACCAGATCCCACTTGCCGCCACACATGGGCAAGGCCGATGCGGTCACGGAGGACAGCGTGAGGCTGAGCACGCCTGCGGTACCGCTATTCGTCACGGCCGTAAAAGAGGCCAGCAGGCTGCCGTTGTAGGTGTCGCGGATCTGGGCGGCGGCGGTGGATCCGGTGAGGCTGTAGGTTGCCCCGGTGGAATCCTTGACGGCCACCTGGAGGGCAAGATCCACGCCTTGTTCGATGGTAAGATTATAAACGCCAGCGGCCATACTTCTGGATGGCAAGTGTCAAAGGCTAGTAGTCTAGGACGGTGATACGATAATCAGCCGTACCCACAGTCTTGCTGCTGTTAGAAGCATTAATCGCTGTCATGCAAACCGTGTTAGCTGCAAATACAACCCCCTGAACAATTACGCCACCAGACACTGCAGCCGGTAATCCAATCATAACAAGATCGCCAACTGTGGCACCAGTTACCGTGACATTCCCTGCGCTTGTGGCATTTGCTGTAAGCGTGCCAAACGCTAAAGAGGCAGTAGTAGTTAAGGTTTGAGCAGTTTGCGGAAGCACGCCGTAAGTTGTAGACGATGCAAACAAGCCAACATTTATTAAACCAGATACGACATTGGTGTTGGCTTGCGGGCTGGATTTAGAGACAAAATTGGAATCAGTTTCTGTTTTTGTATAGTACGAATCTCTAGCACCAGGAACGCTGCTTCCAGCCGTAATAAGGTCTTTGCGTATGGTGACGTCTCCCTGATAAATAGTCTTTGGAGTTCCGTTTTGAGTAAGCTCAATTTCAAGGGTAGGCGTGATGGTGGTTTCACCAGAAACAGCAAACGCATCCTCAACCTCTGCGGTGTTAATAGTAAGAGTAGTTTGCCGCATGGGGATAAACTGAATCCCGCTCGCGTCTAAGGTAAGCGCAGTTGTGATATTGGTTAGACCAAGGCGACCAGTAAATCCGATGATATACCCACCCTTGCCGTTTTCCTGCACAGAAATATTGGAAGTGATGGTATTGATGCCAGACGAGATGGAGGCCTGAACGGAAACAGCCGATGTAAATAACGGGATGGCAGTTGTGGCATTAGCGCCATAAACCAAAGCGAAAGATCCGCTTCTGGCAAGCGGCCCGACAGCCAACTCGTACGTTTCATTTTGTGTGGTTGATCCATCCTGCAACTTCGTCAAGGTAAGCTCGCTTGAGGTTGGCGTGGCAGTAAAGGTATCTGCATATACGATCGGATTGCGGACTAATTTAACTACTTGCTGTGCCTCAATGCTGGTGGCTGGATTGCGACGAGTGCTGATAAGCACTGAGCTACTTGGAAAAAGCGTAAATGTATCTGGGCTAAAAGACATGGCCGTGTTTGGCTGGGTGGCTGTGAGTAGGTAAAAGCCGTATGTGCCAGCACCATACAAAGCCACCGTAGAAACATTGTTTGAAATGGCGTTATAAACCGAGATAGCCGTTGCATTATATGCGATTGCTGAAGAAGTGACTCCATTGATCGCAAGTTTGAAAGAGCCATCAGACGGCACTTCCTCGATATTTCCTATGCCAGCCTTGAGACTTGAGCTTCCAAAATCAATATCATCCAGCGAGCCATTTGACTTTTTCTCAAGCAACCGCAAGCGGAGCGTGTAAGCATCGTTTCTGGTAAGCGTAGGCAAAGATCCACCGACAACGCTACCGCCATCAACAAGTTGCCCGGAAGATGTGTCGATGTATAGGTCTAGAGTAGAGGCCATTTAAAGTAAAGGAGTGTCAAGTCAAATTTTATATTTTTTAAACAGAATTTTATCTTAATAAATTTGAATAGTTCCCCCTTGCCAATAGGGAGTTCCGCGAGAATCATAGCCGTAATTGGATGGCCTAAACCCACCAATCAAAGCCAATGTAGCCCCACTGATATATCCAGTGTCTAGCCAACCTTTCCACTTTCCTTCATATAAATCATTCCATTCCCAAGTTCCACCATAAAGCAATATTCCTCGTTGGTACGCAATCGGTGAAAAAGTAAAAATTGTAATTTTGCCATTAATATTAACTTGATCTGCTGAAACAGAATAAACAATTCCTGGCTGTAGTTCTATGGTGTTAGAATCGCTTGGAGTAGGAAGTGGCGTAGACCCTCCAGCTACCGGCTGCAAATAGCTGACCCGCGTTCCGTCATAATGAGGCTCAACATACATATCCGTTCCGGCCGTAAGCTTATATTGTCGCAAAAGATCGGCCGCATACTCAGTCCGATTGATGATGCTATTTACAAGATTGGAAGTCAGCTTTGTACCATTAGCTACCTTGGATAACTGCGGACGAATCATTGCGTGACTGCGTTAATGACCGCACCTTGTGACGTAAAATTGACGGTAATGTTGTTGCCCGCTACTGGCTTTTGACTTTGTGCGACTAGCACCAAATCCTCGATCCGATCAATAATGCTGTTTATGTAGTCGGATGATATGCCAACGCCGCTAGGAGTTGCCCGAATTGTGCGCAATGGCTGGCTTTTCCCTGGTAATTTTGGCGGTGAAGGATTTTCAGCCATAACCTTAGAAGGAATAGTTTACGTCAGAGAATGAGTTTACCCTGTTAAAGTTAATTGTGCCATCCGTCTGGTAAAATATGTCCGTTCCTCTGAAATATTCTGTAAACTGCTCCTCAATCTGATTAAAAAGCCCCCTTCTTTGAAAGCTGATTCCGCTTTGCACGTATCCGGCGTAGATCCATTCATTGCTTGGCGCGTAGGTGATGATTGGCGGCTGTGCTATGCCACCAATACCTACAGGATTGGCCCTTAAATACGACTGATAGGCCACGGTGGCCGCGCTTTGCGACTCTGAGACATTTTTGCTGCGTCGATATTCTCTAGCTCTGGGGTTTGGCGGCAAAACAGTTCCGTTAATGCTTGCCGGCATTACGCGTTTTGTGGGTAGCGTAAGGCTTGTCCCGCCAAGGTTTAGCGAAATGTTGCCTCCTTTAAGCGTATCAAATAGCGAATCTTGCGTGATGTACTTTACAACGATGGCCGCATCTGCGCCAAACACGCCCACACCTGGCTGGCCCACTGCGGTAATGTAGGCTGACGGCAAGCCAGATGCGTAATCTAGCCCAACGTAGGTAACGCTTAAATCGGCCAGATCGCCGTCGATCGGGTTTACGGCCGTCGTCTCGACTAGCATTCTTGTATATTTTGCAGTAGCCGTAGAAAAAGTGCTGTGCGTTGTCCCAGCGTCAGGCTCTAAAGTCGCTATATCAGCAAGACGAATCGTGTAGTTTTCAACAAGCGTGACCAATCCGTCAACGGACGTGGATCTGGTCGATTTGCGGAGAATCTTACCACCTGCATTAAGCACTGTATTTATTATGCTAACAGCCATATCAATAAGCCGATTTCAAAATTGGCACTCCAAGTTTGTCGTCAATTTTTGTTAAGATATTTGAAACAATCTTCTGCATATCATTAAAGCTGTTCAATAAATCTGTGTTTTGTTGCCTCTGTAAATTGCCTTCAGTTTGGGTTAGGGCGTTAATTTGTTCATTATTTCTAAAGCTACTACGTTCTCCGGGCTTTGCGCCAATGCCAGAAATTAAGGATATATCAGTCTGCCTTTGTTGCTGTTGCCTTTGAATATCAATCTGCCGAATCAGCCCGCCCATGCCCATACGTTCAGCGGCTGCCCGGACGCGATCTAAGATGGTTCCAGACGCCTCCATCCCCCGCATGACCAGCTCCCTGTTCTTAATTGCAGTTTCTTTCTCAAGCTGAAGGATTCTTGTTTTTTCATCTCTTGCAAACTCTGCGTCGCGCATCATGCGATCAAAAAGCGTCTTATCGCGGTTAGCCTCGAGCCTTGCGGCTTCCTGAATATCGTAGATTTCCTCGTCGTACAGTTTCTTGTCTAACTTTTTCTTCTCTTCAGCAACGGCCGCCATGACGTCTGCGCTTTCGGTCACATCCGTTGCGCCCCTGCCAGCCTTGCTGGATCCTGGCTTTGCTTGGTCAAAGAATTTGATTAGCGATGGAATTGCGGCAAACCGAGCGTAAGCCTCGACTGCGTTCATGATGGCTGTTGCGGCAACTCCAAACACAAGGCTAGTCAGGTTTTGAAATTTTTTTAAGGAATCGGATAAAGCCGAAAGACTTGCGATCTGTTCGTCCGTGTATACGCCGATGTTCTCTCCCTGCTCAATAATTGCGGCAGATCCTTGGTTTAAAACTTTAATTAGATCGGTCTGCGCTTTGCCCAGCAGCTCATTGACAATAATAAACTGCCTACCCTCGTTAGCTCCACTGGCGAAGCTATCGGATATTTTAAGCAGGATGTCCTCTGGCCTCATGGATCGAAGATCATCCAAACTAATGCCAACCTCGGCGAATGTGTTTGCTAGCCCATTATCCCCTGCCAACGCCTTCTGCTGAGCGAGTGAAAGTTTGTTGAGTCCAGCAGATACCTGATCAATGCCGCTACCAAAAACCGACGCAGCGTTGCCCAAAAGCTGTAGCTTGCTTGCGGATACGCCAAACTTTTCCGCAATATCCTGCAACTGGTCGCCCTTCTCAATCGCGCTAGAAAAGCCTGCGATGATTTTGTCCAAAGCAAAAGCGCCAGCTATCAATCCACCCGTGGTTTTGGCAAATCGCATTACTGAGCTTTGCGCTACAGATAGGCCGCGATCAAAGCCGGATGCGTCTAAGGCGAGTTTGGCTGTGGCGACTGCGTCCATTATAGGCCAGCCTTTTTACTTTGATAAGCAGCAATGATGGAAAGCCGTTTAATCATTTTTACTACTTGTATGTCAATGGATTTCTGGACGGTAGATTTGCTGATGACGTTTGATATCCATGGGATTGTGTTTGTCATTGAAATATAGGGTTTTGAAAAAGCGCCTGCTTTTGTTAGCGACCTATCCTCAACGCGGCCGCCGCCAGTGTGACGATATACCCATTTTGGTATGCCTCTAAATCCGCCAAGGATCCCTGCACAGACGGCCCAGCCAGATTTTGCGATACCTACGTTTCCACGTTTTTGCTTAAAATATCTGGCTAGTTCGGTTTCCTTTGTAACAACCTGTCGTACAAACTGATTTTTTTGTACTCGGCGGTTCTTTCCAAACCTCGCATTTTCATGGGCGCTGCCTTTATCAAAATCACCAATTCTAGTGTAAACGTAAGGCTTATAGTTTATGCGATCAATCAAAGCCTGCGCCTCGCTTTTTGCAGCGACTCCTTTCTTGCCTTTGTTAAATGTTTTGCCCAGGACAAGAGCGGCCAAAGCTGCGGCCGCTTGTTTTGCGTTCTGCGTTTTTGTTTTTCCAGAAGGAATCGGAAGCGATCCAATTTCACGCACGGCTGTGGAGCCAGTTTTGTAAACGCGATCAATGTCCCTAGTCACGGCTTTCTCCCCTATTGCCTTTGCCTTTGCATTTAACCCAAAAGGTTGGGTGGAATTAGCCAGGCTAACGCAAAGTGACCGAGCCTGAATCCGCATCTCCTTGGCGGCCTCAAGTTTTGTATTCCCGACAAAAGCCTTTAGAGCTTGTTGCAGTTTGATTGGATTGATCGTAAGGCTGGCGCTCATAGTCCTAACGCTTTCTCCATGTCACGGAGATCCGAGCCAACTACTGCGTAAGGCCGGCGCAACTTGGCCCCGTTCATGTACATGAAAACGTGCTCCGCCTGATGGACTAGATGCAGCGGTATATCCCATAAGATTGTTTCCATTGACCAGCCCGTCTCTTTTGCCAGGACGAACACGCACGAGGCGGTTCCGCCTGGCGTCACTCGTTTCCCGGCGGCTGCGGTACGCCGGACGGAATTACATTAACCTTAGGCTTGTTGGATTCGTTTAGAATGCTTGCGACCAGAAGGCTGGCCGTATCCCGATCCTGCTCGCTCATCGTCTCAGACCATTCCATTACTTTATCTCGAAATCCCTCCTTATCCCACGCCAGCTTTAGGGCCGACTTACGATTTTTAGCCAGCAGGATGTGGATATATACAAACGCATATACAAAGAAAATAGGACTATCTGCCTCGTCGCGCACTTGGATCATCAGCAGACGGCTGCCCTCTGTATATGGTGCGAGTTTTTGATCTTTGAAATATCGATCTGGCGATATAAACGCCTGGTCTAATTCTTGTTGTAAGTTTTCTTCGCTCATAGTTTTTTCAGCATCGCCCGTTTGAGCTCTGGGCTGGCTCGCTGACTGACGAGTAAGGTTTGCCCGCCGCGTTGAATGGAGATAATTGGCTCTGCGGATCGCATCAAGCCGAGAAGTGTCTCCCTGTTCTCGAGCGCTGCCCTGACATATCGGATTGGAGACTCTTCGTCCGACTTCATGTTCGCCCAGGTGCGCTCCATTTCAGCCTTTGCCTCTTCCCCGCCAGATATTGCGAACCAAAACGTAAACTGCTTTTGACCTGTATCCTCTTTAATAATGCATGTGACAGGATCCATGGACCGCAATTTTGCGCCAAAGGCCGATGCGGCTGCTGCTACCTTTATATTTGTCGTTCCCCAAAAACTATCAACCATTTTAGGATCTCATAAAACCCGCCGGGGCGGGTTAGCTCATGTTGGGGAATCGAGTCGCCGACACGTCCACGGTTACAAACCCATCCGATGCCCTATTTACCGTGACGCTGTCCACGATAATCTTGCCGCCAGTGCTGGCTGCGTTAGCCAAGGTTGTGAGGACTGCTCCGGCTGTGGTGGCATAAGAACCTGTGATCGTGGTGGAAAAGGCGAATGAATCAGTAGCGTTATAGACGGAAACTCCAACCACTTCCCCGCTGGAATTGCGAACTTCCGCACGTTCGACGTTGCGGGTTTCTGTGAAAGACTGCACAAGGCCGCCAGATTCCGCAGAGATGCCGAATTGTAGGCCAGAAGTTCCGATTGTTGTGGCTGCCATATTGCCTTAAAAATTATGTCAACTAGCGATCGAATTAGGATACGCAATGACTGCCAGCTTGTAGGTGCGCCGCATTGTTCGCTCTTCATCGTCAGCTTCTGGCTCAACCGATTCTAATTTAGCATTAAAACAACGAGCCGCTCCGATGGAAGTGGTGGCGTTTAATCGTGTGGCCAACGGGCTGGAATCATAGAAAGCCTGTAAGATCTTGGAGCATTTCTGGGTATGCGCGTCCACGGTTGTGTCGTCATATCTATCATTAACAACAATTTCAACTGGCACGCTAAACACGCCAGATCCTTGCACCGGCTCTTCCGTGCCTAGGGTGGCTTTAATCACGATGGATGGCGGCAAATTCTCGGTCTTGTCGTGAGATAGGTGGTAGTTCACCCCGGTGACTGTAGTGGCCAGCAGCTCTTGTAGGGCTGCTTCGACAAGGCGATCGAGCATGGTGACGGCGGGCATATATTCTTTACCTTGTCACCAGATAGGGCGAATGGATGGATCGAATGTGACCATAGTTTTACAGCCCGCCCCACCATGCGGAAATGTTGGGGTGTAGTGGTATCGCTTGACGCAATCGGGCCAAGTCATCGTGGCCTTTCCCCTGGCTGCCTTCGGCGTATCCACGGATCGATCATTATCCTCAATAATAAAGGTGCAGGGTAGATCCGCCCCGGCCACGTAGTTTACGGCCTCATAAAAATGGCCTTCGTCCTCAGCTCCATCGCCCAAGAAGCACCACACTTTTGCCGAGCTTCCCTGCTCTTTTAATGTGTGCGCCACTCCGGCCGCTATCGCGCAAGTGCCAGCCAACACGCTTGACGTGTAGAAATTCAGTTTACGGTCAAAGACAAACATGGAGCGACCTTCTTTAATCATCTGCTCGAGCACGTCAGGATTTCCGCCAGCGAGCAGATAGTGGTAGTGGGATCTGTGGCTTGAGAAGATCCAGTCGCCCGGCTTGATGTCTTTAAATATCTCGATGAGCTGATCCTCGTTTCCACCGCATAGGTGAATTAGATATGGCAGCTTGCCCTGTTCAAATAGCGCCTTAATGCGCAATTCAAAATCAATCAGATCCTGCTTGTTCATACAAAAGCATCGTGACTATCGGTGGCCAGCTTTTCAAACAGCGCCACCTTGGCGTGATTGGCGCATTCGTGCAGGCAACTAACGCCAGGGTTAAAGTTTTTATGCCATGCTCTTGCCTCTTCTCCGAACCATGCTTGGCTAAAGGATTGATCCTTCATAGAGGCGATCCGGCCGTGATTGCTGTATGCGGTATTGTGGCATGCGTAGATATTAAGATCCGCACCTACCACGCAAACGGCCTGAGCGTAAAGACAGCGATGGAATGGCCGAACGGGCGACTTGCTTGGGCTATCCAGATCGTAGGTCGTGTTAATGGTAAAATATGAATCACAAAAGGATTGGCATTCGGCCAGTTGCTCTCTCACCCTAGTTGCAATCGTGTTGTGATATTCTTTAAAGTTCTGCACGTACACGGGAGAAAAGCGGACATTACTTACGCCTGAATCTTTTAGCTGTTTAGCGAAAGGAACTAGCCCCTCGTAATTGTAGCGGGTAATAATAAAGTTAATCCCAAGATCGCAGCTCTCCGTTTTCGTGTTAGAAAAATTTTTAATATTCTGCATCACGGAATCAAACGATCTGTCAGGCACGTTACGGCTCGACGCCATCTGCTCTGCGCTTGTGTAGTCCATCGAAATCCTGACCCACTTTGCCTTGCCCAATACTTCCGCCCTTTCCCCCGCAAGCAGTTGGCCGTTGGTAATAATGGATAGATCTAATCCAGACGAGACTGTCTTAGTCATAATCTCGACAATGTCTTTATGCAGCAAAGGCTCTCCGCCACCGCTAAAAGTGACGGCCTTTGTTCCTATGTTTGAAAGATCCTCTATTAGTTCTAGCGCCTTATCTCGTAGCATCACGTCCCGTTCGTTCATGCTGGTGTGCATGCCAGCCTGTAGGTGCAAGTCAGGCCGATCCTTAGGCCGAGTTGTGCCGTCAGAATACACGCAGAAACGGCAGGCGTGGTTACAGATATTCGTCGGCTTAATCCGCACGTAGATGGGTGCGGTAATAATATCGTCGCGAAAGCTGGCAATCTTATCCGGGAACGAAAAGATTTTAAGGTCGCTGTACTTGTTCTGCTTCAACACTCATCCTTTCGCTCGACCAGCATGGTGGATGTTCCAGCGCTCAGTCTATGCAGTGCGTTTTGATATTCGCTGACTACGCTTTCCTTGTTTAGTTCGACGATTGGAAAATCGATCATTTCCCTGAGAGCTTCGGTGAAGTCCTGCGTATGGGTCGGCCCCGTGTAGAGCGGTTTAGTTTTGTTTCCTATAACTACCCGCAAGATGGCGGCCGGCTTGAATTGATTGCAGCTAATGTGCTGGGCTGCGCCTAGGTGATTCACGATGGCATCCAGCGCATTTAGAATAAAATCCATTCGCTCAATAAATACGACGGGTTTCAGCCCGGCTAAACTTAGCCCCGTGGCTAGTCCCACCATTAGATTTTCAGCGACAGGTGTTTCAATCAGTTGCGAATGCGCAACATTATTAAGCGTGCCTGCTGCCCGGCCGCCTATCTTCACCCCGTAGCCTATAAACCTAACGGCCGGATCGGCCGCCAATAAATCCATCGCCTGAGTCAGCTCCTTCTTCAAAGCAACCCCTCTTCTGCAAGAATATGCATGGCGTGAAATGCGCTCCTAGCCATCTGACCGCGTTCGGTAAATATGACTGTCTCGGTATCTGCACACAGCAAATGAAAGGCGTCTTTGTTGTGTACGTTAAGGCACGGCCAGCTCGGCCCGGTGGATGTTCCGATGACGGCTTTGGCCTTGGCAGCCGTCGCCCCTATCCAAGTCACATTCTTGCCATCAAATGCAGGGCATAATCCAGTAGCGACTGTGCTAATTACACGATGACCCTTGCTAACTAGCTTAGATACTAGGTTGCGAAAATCGTCGGGGTTAAAGTTTGTAAATTGACCAGACAACCCTGGAGAATTTATCACAACGATGTCGAAATCTGGCACCATCGGAATGAAAGAATCTAAGGCCGGATAGTCAAACAGGAGGTCATCGACTTTCCCGATCGGATTCTTTACGCACATCCTGCTGGCCAGTTCCTCAAACCAACATAGATGAAATTTGGCAAAGTTTAATTTATCTGGGTGACTCTCCCAATATCCGCCTGCATTACGCCAAGAATCAATGCTATTGGCCGGCGCTTGATCGATGGGCCTAATGTGTAGGCGTAAAGACATGTCGCTTCGCAATGCATCAATTTCCTCAAACCTACACAGCCCAGGGTTATAATAGTGCGTGATCTCAAGATCTGGATTTTGCAGGCATAGCCGACGTAGAAAGTTTAACTGCACTAGGTTGTCGCCCAAACGCAGTGCGTTGTGCGTGTGAATCACGGGTTCCGCTTCTTAAATATCTTTTCGCCAAGCTCGTAGTTTTCTTTTGCGTTGTGGCGCTTAAATTCCGCGTCCTGCGCTGCGCCCGTAAAGAACGGATTATTGTGGGTGAATACGATGTCCTTGGCGGAAATGATCACGCCGTCGTATGCGGCTCTCTTGGAAAATTCGTCATCCGAGAAAATTCCCGAGCAAGCGTCATATTCAGAAGCAAACATGGTGCCCTGATCTTGCAGCCGTGCTTTAGTTAGGATTGCCATGCACAGCAGATCGTCTTTGCGATGGCCGTCTGAAATCGCCATTACCTTGGGCTTGCTGGTATCGCCAATCCTGTCGCTGATTATCTTGTCCCAATGCAGCGGAGGATCCCAATCGTCGGAGCCTTGAATAATAATTTCGCCAACGGCTTTATCGGCAGCCCGATTCCATGCGGCAATGCACCCACCCTTGCCGATGATGGGGGCCCAAGGCTTGAGCGCATCTGACTTGGGATCATCATCGTCGCACGAAAAGATCCACTCCACGCTGGCCGGATCGGCGGCTTTTTTCATCCATAGGATGCGCTGATTGATGGCTTCCTGCGGACGTCCGCGAGTGGCATGACAGATGCTGATCTTTACCGGCTTCTGTGCCCGCCACATGTTCTCAATTTTTTCCGCCTCGGCCGTATCGCCCACGGCCTTGCAGGCCGCCAGGTATAGATCGATGCACTCAAAATCATAGACGGTGCGCTGGGCATTCCAGATCTTCACGCCCGGATCCGGCTGAACCATCGCAGACTTAAGCAAGTGATAAGCCTGTACCCACGCACCGACGCTGGCCTCTTCTCTGGCTAGAAAGTAAATCGCCTCTCTTCGCCCGGGGTTCATCTGATGTGCCTTATGGTATAGTCCGATCCTGACTGTGCGATCTTGGGTAGCTGTGGCTTGATTGCAGGCGGCCTCGTAAGCCAGCGTTGCCTCTTGCCCCGGCCAAACGGCCGCCACATGTGACCACGGCTCTGATTCCGTCCTGCGATTGCCTAAGAATAGTTCCTGCTGATAGTAGTAAGCATACTTGCCTGCCTCGCTCAACTGACCTTGCAGAATGCGCAGATTTCGATCAGCGCTGTTTGGCTTATAGCCACCGGGGTGATGCTCCACCCACACTGCCTGCTCGCCCACAGATTCCAGCCCAGCATTAGGCAACAGCGCCTCATGCACTGCATAGTTCCACCTCCCAGACCATACGCCGTCTATACGCCGCACCATCCTTTCACGTATTGGCCTTAATTTGGCGTTTATAACGTCATAAACGCCCGCATAAATGCCGAGCTTCGGATTCTGTTCAAACGCTTCTACGGCCCTTTTAAAAGCGTTTTTGAGGTCTTTATGGGGCAAATCATCGCAATCCACCCATACCGCATAGTCGCCGGTGCAGGCATCCAGTGCGGTGTTGCGGGCAGCGGCAAAGTTATCAACGTGGGGCCAGCTCGCACCTGCCAGTGCGTTTTTATATTCGACTATCTTGGCTCCTGCCTTTTCAGCAATCTCCCGCGTGCCGTCGTCAGGTCGGCCGCCCTGGGCAATGCAGACTACTAGCTCGTCGCAGAATGGTTTAAAGGCGGTAAGGCAGCGGTCTATGAATTGCGCCTCGTGCCCGGCAATCATGTAGATGGAGATTTTAGGATTTCGAGTGGTCATTCTAAACCTCTCGCAACCCGAGCACGTAACTACCGACAGAAGTATCAATCGACGCCACCCGATAGCTGACCGAGTTGGCCAATAAAATAGATCCAATCGTGGGAGCTGTGGCTAAATTAGCCACGTCGATGGTAAAGGTGGAGTTTAGATCCAGATCAAACCCGCCCAGCTCAACTGCCTGCTTTCGTGTAATCGTAGAAAGAATGCCCGTGACGCTTGTCGATCCGATGGTCGCCGCTGTGCCCGTCTGGTCGTAAAGAGCGGCTAAACTTTCTTTTAGGCATTCCGTAAATTCAGACATGTGAGGATTTCTTAAAGTGGAAAGGGCGGTGAGCCTTTCAGCCCACCGCCCTCCCCGAGTGAATTAGCTGCCGTTGATACGCACGAGGCTGTTTGGCTCTCCGGCTTTGACGCCGTAGATCAGAGCGTAGGTGCGTTGGAGCTGACCTTTTACCACGTCGTAGTTCTCACGAACTTGGACGGACAGGCCAGTGCGGGGTTCCGTCACCACGCTGATGTCTCCAGGGATCGGGACACCAGTGGGGACTTCTGGAACGCGAGCCGCGATCAACAACGCTTCCTGCTGGGCGAAGAATCCGCCAAGCGTAATGCTGTTGGAAGGCACTGCGCTGTACTGGTTGATGTTGAATCCAGCCACGTTGCCGATCCCAGCCGTGCGAACGAGGTCGCCGGTGATCTGAGGATTGGCCACCACGGTGCTGTCATTCAAGAGTGCGCCGTAGAAGCTGGGGTTAAGAACAGCGTACCGGCCATTGATCGGGACGTTGTTGTTGTTGAGGGTGATTCCGGCCGACACTACCGAGCGGTAGGTGAAGGCGCTGGAAGCAACCGTCAACGCGTTGGTGTAGGTCGAGGAAGTTACAAGAGCCAACAGATCCCCAACCATTTGCAACCCGAGGGCGTGCGCGGCTGCGCCGGCAAAACGCTCGATCAGGTTGATGTTGGAGCTGGTGCGCTCTTGATCGTCCACAGAATACGAAACGTGCTTAAACTTGTTGAGAGTGATCTGCACGTCCGTCTGGGTTGTCGCAGTCGCCGCGTAACCGTTGGCCTGGGAGTAATCCTGGGCGGTGGTCGCAGAGATGCGGTGGGTGTAGATCGAGGCGTTGTACTTAGCCGCTTCGCTGCTGAAATCCGTTACGGAGTTCTTGAGGAAGCTGTAATCCGCCACGAGGATCTCGAGAGCCCTCTGAGCGATTACATTGGCATTCGTCGTTCCGATTGAGTTGGCCATTGTAGTGTTCTCCTAGTGGACTGGATTACAGTCCGAGTTTGCGGAGCAGTTCCGACCGGCGGGTCGGATTCTTTTCCGCGTTGAATTGATTGAG